GTAACTCCGTCAAATACACCATAATCATCTCCACTAATAATACCACCTGGCTTTACTTTATTATACCAAACTTTTAAATCTTCCATTAATGATTCATATGAATGCCCAGCATCTATCATTATGAAATCAATACTACTATTTTGGAATTGATTAGCTGCATTATGAGATGTGTCTTTAATCATATTAAACGTACCATAATTGTTTGATAGTACAGTATTATCTATGAATTCATAAAATATATCTCCACTAAATGCTCCAACAATATTTTGATGTAATTGTTCATCATCAGTTCCTTTCCAAGTATCAATTGTTGTAAAGTTAATATTCTTTTTAGATTCTCTAATTTTACTTGCTAAATAATTTGTAGATTTGCCAAACCAAGCACCAACCTCAACAAAGTTTGCATCAAATGGAGCTTTTTCAACAACATTATTATATAAATCCTCATATGCAAACCAACCTGGTATTTCAAATACTTCAGGTTTTAATGTTTGTAAAATTAATCTTTTTGTAATTTTTAAATCATCATCAATATATTGTACTAATGGATTATTATCGTATGTATCTAAATAAGTTTCTAATTTTCTAAATACAGATGGTAATTTATATGAAAGTGCTTCCTTAACTGAAAGTGGGTTCAACTCAATTTTTGATGCAAAGTAAAACATATCCACTGCCTCATAAAATGTATGAACATCATCTCTCTCACCCCATATCACACAATTATCAGGTTTATGTTTCATTAAAGGTAACCAATAATCTTCAAAGTTCATAGCTTGGTTTCCTACAAAATGAAATTTGATTTTATACTTTTCCAATTGTCTTGCTATTGCAAATATTTCACCTTGATTTTTACCAGGTGCAAATAACCCAACATTAAGTACATGCTTCCAAGTTGGGTCTAATTCTAATTCTTTTTGTGCTGCTTCTTTATCAAATACATAATCTTCAATAGGATATTCCCATATATCTAACGGAACTCCTAATTCAGCATCTTCAAATTTTTTCTTACTCCACTTAGAAACCAAAATATATTTATCGGGCTGATATACAATTTCAGCAGGATTTGTTAGTGAACCATGTGTACTTGCTATAATAAAATAGTTTCTATCTTTTCTAAAAATAGTATCTAAAATATATGTAGGTAAATCAAATTGTGGTATTTCCTGAAAGTGTATGATATCAGGTTTAAATCCTTCAATTACATTTAGTATTTCTGATTTATCTTCTCCCAAAGTATGAACTACTGCTAGGGATTTAATTCTATTTTTTTGAACTACAAATGCATTACCACCACTATTATTTATTTCTACTACTTCAATATCAAAATCCTTAATGAATTCTTGTATTTGTTTATACAGGTATTGAGGTTGTCCGCCGGTGGATAAATGGGGAGCAACATATAGTAACTTTTTGCGAGTTTTTGCCATTAGACTTATTATTGTAACAAATATACGAAATTATTTGGAAACTACCAAATTTATTTTATTCAGGTAATTGAAAGGTAACAGTACCTGCTTGTAAATCAATTTCACCATTAGGATATACTTTTTCTAATTCTTTAATATATTCGTTAAATTCGGAATCTATCTTATCATAGTCCGATTCAAATTGAGTTTTCATTAATTTAATTTGCTCAATTTCTTTTTCTAATTTTATAATTCTTAATTCGGCTTGACCGATATTAAAAACAGAATTATTAATTTTTGCTTGCTTTTCTGTTAATTTATCTAATGTTTCTTTTGATAAATTTTCCGTTTTTTGTGCCATAGATTATTATTTTATATATATAAATATATAGTTTTTACTTTTTGTTACAAATATATTAAAGTGGTGGTTCTGGGAATACATAAGGAATTGTTTCCGGTATATCTCTCAATTGTTGTCTATAAACCGCCCATTCTTCCTGCTTTTCAGGTGTTAGTGGATTATTTGGTAATTGTGTCCAATCCGATTGATTAAGTAAATTGTTTCTATTACGTTTAACTATTGCCAATTCTTTAGCATCTATTTCTTCTTGTGTAAATGGATTATGTGTGTGCACTCCATCTATTAATTTATATCTACCAGTAGTAGCTTCGTGCCATTGCTCTTCTGTCAATTCTACATTTGGAGTTGGGATATTATCACCATGTATTTCTTTGGTATAAAATCCAGTATACTCTCCTGTTTCATTAAATGTTGCGTAATAAATCATATATTTTTATTTTTTAATATCCAATTGCCATCCACCATCCACCTGTTGCAGATGAAGGCGCATCAAATACTGCGCTAAATCCGGTTGCTGTTACACTACCAGCATGATTATATCCTTCAGCTCCCTGATTAAGTCTTTCTGTTGTTACGTGTACAGACCTACAAGCCGTAGGGAACGCTATTGGAAATGTTATAGATGTTGCTAATCCAGAGTCGTTTGCATATCCCCATTGTAATATAATTCCATTTGTTAATTTTGTATAACCATTTGCACTTACCGAAGATGCATTATTAGTAAAATTATTAGCATACACATGCCCATATTGATTCGCATTTGTACCAATAGTACTTGTATTTGCCACATTTGGTAATATAGTATCTGTTTTAATATTTCCACCCAAAACTTTAAGTAAATCGGAAACTCCAACTCCAACTTCTTGTCTTGCCATTTTAACATATCTATTTTCATCCGATACTACTTGCATTCCACCTGCATTAATTTCAACAAAGTTTGTTGGTGATTTTACTATAATAGAACTAGCAAATGATGGTGAAGTAACCCATGTATCAAATGTCCAAGGATAATAGGTAGTGGTATAAGAAAGTGGAGATGCTCCTACATCAGTTTGAACTCCTGATTTTGCGTAATAATTAAATCGATATCTAAATTGTACTGGTGTTGCCTGACTTATATACATATTTATTGTCTGATTATAACCACTTATACCACTATAACCCCCTGCGTTGATACTTTCAGGCACTTCTTCCCAGGTTGTCATGCCAATATTGTGAGATATTATACCATTTGAAATATAGTTATTTGCACCAGGTACAAAAAATGTATATACCATTTCATCACCCTCAATTATTTCTACATCATCTACAATTACTAATTTAATAGTATTACCATCTCTTATGTTTATTTTACTAACACCCGGTATTAAATCTTTAGCTTTGATTTGTTCGTTACCATCTAACCAAAATCCATGCGAATCTGATACTTTTACTTCATTACCGCCAGCAGAAACTTTGAATACTTTATCAATAGTTTTACTTCTTACATTTTCTACTTTATATGTGCTAAACGAATCACTCCAATTCCATGCAGTTATATTTTGTCCAATAATAATATCCCTAGCATAAACTTCGTTTCCAAATTCATCTATAATTAATGTATCGCCTGTAACAGAAAGATATCCAAGATATCCAATCCAATAGCCAGCTACATTTCTTGCCCCAACGGAAGAAGAACCTCCAATATAGCTACTACCAACTACACTGCCATCACTAACTTTTACGGCTTCTATATATAACTCAGCTCCTGCTTGTTGTGCTTCAGAATATCCGGTATGTATGTATCCATCAATAGGTGCTTCAAAGTCTGGATAAGTTGAAGTATGTGATATTGTATCAGGTCCGGTTTCTACTGCAAAACTAGGAGTATTAATAATTAGTTGATAATCACCTGCTTCAGCTGGTGTAAATGTACCATTTGATGAAGAACCACCAGTCGATGTTTTTGTTGAATAACTAGTTACAAATACGGGCGAACCATCACCTGCATTTGTTGTTATTGATGGATTTGCTGGCGAATATGAACCTGTGAAATTTACAGTGTTTGGGGCGACGCCAGAATCCGATAATACTTTTATTGGGGATATACTTACCTTTTTACTTCTACCTTCACCACTTCCAGTATAAAATTGTATTTCAGGAATATTTGGGTCAAATATTAATTGAGAATCATTATCTCTTAATGCTCTTGTAGTTTCATCAATAACCCAATCTCCAATTTGTCCATCCGTTGCATTTATTGAACCAGTAACTTGGAAATCAGTTCCATCAAATTTTATTTGATTACCTGCGGGATTTCCGAATCTAGCTATTCCAGTTCTATCCATATAAAATCCACTACCAGATGTAAAAGATAATGCATCAACAGAACGTATTACACCAATACCACCATCATCACTACCCATAACTAATCCTCTTGTTATTGTAGCTTCTTGTGCTAATAATATATCAGTTGCTACCGAATCAAACGTTGCTCCAAACGGCTCCCAATATGTATTTTCCGTTGCACCAGTAGCAGGAGGCCCATCTGCGTCAGAAGTTGTTGTGTAATTAATTTTACATAACCAATACTTCATAGATGTGTTAGGTGGATCTGTATGAGTTTGAACTACATCTCTTCTTTTTGAATTACCAAAATATTGTCTTGGAGTAGTTCCAACTTCATAACGTCTCCATTTACCTCTAAATACAATTCCAGCGCCAACCACAGATGCACCAGATACACCATCTGCACCTTTAATTGATTTTGTTAAACTTTGAATTTTTGTAATTCCACTAAATGCAGCTCCGTTTAATTTTTTACCACTAATAGTAAATGTAACAGAAGCTTGGTTTGCACTCATTCCGGAAACTACGGCCATTGTAGCATAATTACCACCATCAGAAAGTGCTCCCGGTGTAACACTACTACCTACTGCTGTTACAGTCCATTTACCAGTCGCAGTACCAACTCCATCATAATCTAATTGAGTTGCTCCCTCATATACATAGATATCAGTACCACTACCAGCATAACTAGAAACAGTTCCATCATTTGCAGCTGCTACCGTATGTGCTTCATTGGTTAAAACTATTGTTAATGCATCACTACCTTCTTTTACTCTAACAATTGAAATTTTGTCTGTTTTTCCATCGGATGTTGATGTTACTTCTATCAATTGATTAGCTGCAAACGAGCCTGTTCTTAAATAAACAGTATCACCTGTTGATGCTGCACTACCTCCGGTAGCAGAATCAAAAAGAGTTACAGATGGTGAAGTTGACCAGCTTGTTGTTGCTGTTATATTTTCTTTAGCTGCACTAAGTTGAATAAAGTTTGGAGTTAATGTTCCGTTTTTTAATTCGGTAAATACTTGTGCTGATGCGGATTGTCTAATTGATTTAGCTGCGTATGGAGATAAAGACCAAGGACCAGAACCAGGGTATCCAGTTGTAGCATTTGTATTATTAGTTGATACATGCGATGAATTTGATGACCAACTATATCCACCATACGTTACGGCATCTAAATTATAATATTGAACACCAGCCGCCCATGCTCCCATATTTCTACCAACATTTCCACCTTCCGATGTTTGGGTAATTTGTCCTTTTATTGTTAGGGTTTCACCATCCCAAAAAATACCTCTAGTTCCACTACCACCAGAACTTTTTATTGAGAATCTACCAGATGTACCATTTGGTGTTGCGGTTTCATACAATCCCATAAAAATACCAGGTCTATCATATCCTAAAACACCAGGAGTTACAATAGTTGTACCAGCAGTTCCAGCCGTACCAACCGTTCCAGTCTGTCCTAATGCTATATATGGGTCAGTTCTATTTCCAGCTAACACTATGTTTGCAAACTTATTAAACTCATTTTTAGTACCAACGTTTAATGTATTTCTAACAAATGATTCATCAAAAATTGAAATTTGAGCTGCTACAAAAAACTCTTGGTCACCAGCATATTCCCAATATCCTTTAGGGTCTACTGGTAATGTGTACACAGGAGGTGTTTGTGGTCCTACTAAAGTTCCTTGATTATTGTATGTTGCAGGTCCACTACCACTTATTGCTAAATAGTATCTAGTCACACCATCAGGTCTATAAATTACGGCATCTCTACGATAGTTTGTAGTTTCAACAACACCAATATAATCAATATCATTTCTCCACTCTCCTCTCAAAACAATACCAGGTCCTACGTTACCTTCATATTGTACACTAAATGATTGAGTTTTATTAAGAATCTGTCTTCCATTTTCAAAATCAATTTCATATACAATTGTTGCTGTTTGATTATTTACAGGATCTGTCCAAGAAGATAAATCTCCAATTTGAGCAACACCACTAACAGTTGGTACTATATTAGTTCCAGGTGTTGCATCTACACCACCGGCTAATGCTATGTGTGCTGATTTGGAAAGTACTTTAACTCTGTATTGTCCGATAGAACCAATCTCCGCACCAGTAACAGGATTTTGTGATTTTGCTGCAAATGATGAAACATGCGTTAATGGTACATCTCCTTTTGTTGCTATAATTCTAGTACCAGTCCCAGAATTTGATGTTTGCCCAGAAACTTTATAAACTATTGAAGCATTTTCATTTGTTAATAATGCGTTGTAGGCTTTAGAACCTTCTTTTACTCCTGATATTGTTAGCGATGCTTGCGCTCTAACGGGTATAGTTGCCGAATTACTATTACCATCTCTAATCTTAACAGTCCATGTTGTATTTTCACCCGGACTAACTAAATCATTAACAGAACTATCTATCCAGTTTTCCGTTTGATATCCGTAGTTTGGTGGCGATGATTCAAATCCAGTTTGACTTACACCATCTTTTAAAAATTGATACCAAACAGAACCAGTTGTATTTACGGCTGTTGCTTGTAATGTAGCTTGAGATGGTACTGGGTTTAATCCATCCGAATCAAAGTTTATAGTTCTTGATATTGGACTTCCATCCTGCCCATCTAATAAATCCAAAGTAACAGTACGAGCAATTGGTTGGGCTACACTCTTTGTAAATGTTTGAGTTCTAGTATAAACTGATGCGGTATATTGATGTCCTGCTGTTAATGAATATGGATATACTACAATATTATACAATACACTTGCCGATACATGCGGATACTCAAAAGAATTAAATGCAATCGTTCCTGTATCTGCCGATGATGAATGGATTATACCTACTGATATATTTGAACCCACTACACTACCGCCAGGATTAGCACCAAGACCTTGAATTCTAAATGTTCCAGGTGCAGATGACCTAGTTGTAAATGTTAAATAATCCGCACCCTCTCTTACTCTTAATGTTGTATTTGCTGCAATATAATTAGCCGGTGTTATATAACCTACTTCATCTGCTAATAATGTTTGTGATGATGGTGATAATATAACTTCAACAGGAGGTGCACCATCCATTACTTTTTTATAGTTTTGTGTGAAACTTGCACTATAAACAGATGATGTATAATATGGTTGTATTTCTAATTTGTATGTTACACTACCACTTAAATCTGATAATGAGTTAGCAGTTCCTATAAACAAAGAACCAGTATAATCTTTATTAAAACCAGGTCCTTTTGGTACGTTTATGATATAACCAGGATTTATTTTATCCGATGTAAATGATTCTTGAACAGCATAGAATGTACCATCTTTTCTACTTGCCGTATAAGACAAATATCTAGAACCTTGCTTTAATCTAATTTCAGTAACCGATGATGAATAACTTAAAACTTGTCCTTTTGGATTTGCTTTTAATTCTACCGTTGCAGGAACTACTTCAAATATAACAGGCTCATCTCCTGGTTTACCTTCTGGAACAATTGTAAATGTTTTATCAGCACTAACTGTTGTATTGGTGTATGGTTCAGTATAAGTGTAAGTTATCGTTAGTGTCTTACTTTGTTTTGATGGAAGTCTAACATAAGATGAACCTAAAAAAGAATCATAAGAACTGTTTGTAGGTCGTGATTCTATTTTATTATTATCATCATCAGTTGCAACAACAGTAATATTTTCATTCCATGTACTACTATGAGTTACATAATACATCCAATATTCAGGAACAAAATCTTTGTTTATTGACATTGATGGATAAATTGTCAATGATGCGGTTAATGGATTTTCATTAGTACCTCTTACATAAAATGAACCGGTTACATTAGAACTTACAGGAATAAAATTAATACCATTTCTAAAATTAATATTAAAATGGTCAGTATCATATCGTATAATACCGGCATCTAATCCATCTTGAAAATCGGAAAGTATTATTGAAGTTAATACAGATGCGGATGTTGCATATGCAGGAGGTCCATGCAAAGAACAAGATGGCATCAAATATACTATTAATCTTTTATCAATAGAATCTCTGTTAAATACAGCGTTATGAACAATTTGTTTAGTACCTAATTCACCAACAGTAACTCCTTTAATATAATTACTAGCAGTAACATACATTAAGTTTACAAATCTATCAGGTTCTAAATTTGGATTTGCTTCATAATTTAGTGAACGTGATAAAACATGCAGTTGATTTAAGTTCCATCCTCTATTTGGTCTAGCGGATGAGTTTAGTAAAATTTCATTTACACCATCTACTCTTATTGCTTGTATTTCTAAACTTTGGGTACTACTATTTCTAATATCAACACCTCTATAAGGTCTAATAATATGACTAACTCCACCAAATCCATCTAACACTCTACTAAATGTTACACTGTCTTCGTATCCTTCTACTTCTCCTGTAATAACTATGTATTGAACATCTATATCATCCCTTGAACCAGTAAAATCCGTAACTGTCATTATTGGATTATCTGATGTTCTATTTGTTAGGAAGCCAGGAAACTTTGCACCGGCACCCACATATTGAGATGAATTTAATAAGTTACCGGCCGAATCGTATGAAGCAGAACGATAAGTTACAGATCCCGTTAATAAATTTTTCTCTACTCGGAATCCCACTACAGTTGGTGGTACTGGAACAGATGCTGAATCAAATGTAAAGTATAATGCGTTTGGATTGAACCTTAGTGATTTTTGTAAATTTTGTAAGTTACCGCCATTAAATTCTTTAACCGCTTCTACTAAAACAGGAATATAATTATTATTAATATCATAGAATTCAAATTTATAATTAAATGTTTCAACAGGCAAACTTCTTGGAACTGGTTGTATAAATGTCACTTCATCCGGAGAGAAAGAAGTTTCTTTAGATGCTTTAAATGAGATGTTAGATACATACCAACCACTACCTTTAACCTCAAAATATAATCTAGCATTTTCAATTTCATCTGCAATTATATTATCGGTAGATGTTGAATTTGTTAGAATATTATTAGATGAATATATGGTTGTTATTGTTTGGTCAATTTGAACTGTTTTTGGTGCACCATTATATTCAATTTGCCTAGACCCACTTAAAAATGCTCTTATATAATTGTCAGATGATATATTTTGTGCAAGTCTTAAATTAAAATCCAATGTATATTCACCATCTTTTGTAATAGGAATAGTTGTATCTGTAGTTGTTGTGTTTGCTGATGATGGATTTTTTGTACTAAACCAATACGGAGTATTTCCACCATCAAGTTTTACAGAATTATATAAAAAGCTTTGATTAAATGATGCTACCAATCCAACATTTGATACTGTCCAATAAGTTGATAATACATCTTGTGTAAAAATTCCATAGTTTTCTTGATTCTTAGTTTTAGTACCAGTATCAAGTAATAATTCATTTGCTTCTAATTGTAATTCTTGAACAAATTGATAATCAGATAAATCCGATTCGGATTTCCTAAATACTCTAACTCTAGCAACATCACCAGTAAAAGTTGTTAAATCACCCAAATAAATTCTAGCAAAAGAACCAGTCAAAGCTGTTGCTATATTGGTTACACCCTCAATATGACGAAACGATATATTATATGGTTCGGATGTAAATGATTTTACTATTCCATTTTCTGTGTATGGTTCTGTTACCACCATATCTTTAGAATTTACAATAGCTTCCACTGTTGCTGTATAATCTAAGGTTGGAAATGATATTGTATTTCCTTCCATAGAGCCAGTCCACCAAGTCATATTTGTATTTGGAATTCTTAATCTATATGATGTTGGTGCGTTAAAAGTTGTAATATTATTATTTTCAGTTGGTACTAATGGTTGCCCAATTGCCAATCCTGTTTGAGTTTTTGTTACAACTCCAGCAGAATATACTGGTTTAACTAACTCTGTAATAGATACTTTAGGTCTACGATAAAATCTTACTAAATCTTCATTTGATAGATTTTTATTTATTGTAAATGCTCTTTCCCACTTTACATTATAAATACCTTTCCATTCATCAGGTACATCTCTTACTATTCCATTTTCATCTATATAAGTTTTTAACTCACCTAATATTATAATTTTAGCTTGTCCTATTGGAGTATCTTCATAAATGTGAACAGATACTATTTTATTAATACCTTCATAATATTCAGGTATACCATCACCGGGCTCGTTATAAATAGGATTTCCTTGTACATCTGTTACACCTATTTTTATTTCTGTGGTTTCCAATAGATGTTCAGAACCTTCTATTAAAAATGCGTTTTTCCCACCAGTGAATGTTTCCGAAAAATCACTAATTCTAAAATATCTAGAATTTATATCACTATCTACAATAAAAGTTAAATATGATGATAAATCAGGAGTATATGTTGTACCATATCTTTTTATTCGTGCCATGTATGTTTTATTATTAATAATAAATATTGTTAAAAAATAATTAGTTTGATATTTATTTTAGAAAACTAAAAAAAACTAAAATTATGAAATATAAAATGGTACAAATACCAGAAGATGCATATAATTTATTAAAACAACATTGTAAAAATAACGATTTAAAAATTGGTGCGTTTGTAGCTACACTTATTAAAAAAAATGTAATAATTAAACAATTACCAGAAAATATATTAAAAGTACAAAAATAGATGCTGTACAACTCATTATAAACGAGAGGATTGGTATTAGAAGTTAATCTTACTAAAACCATCTATTTTTTTAATTTCAATAAGTCCATCCACAATATCTCTCATTTGTTCTAAGTGAGAAATAACCCAAATGAAATCAAATTGAGTTTTAAGATATTGCATCATCATAAAGAGAGATGATAGGTTATCCGCATCCAATGTACCAAACCCTTCATCTATTACTAAGAAGTTAGGTCTAGGCAGGTTACATATGTTAATTAGAGCCACTCTAATCGCTAATCCTGATATGAACTTCTCCATACCACTACACATCTCTAAAGCCCATTCCTGGTCTTCGTAAACGATTCTAGCGTTGATGTTCTTTCCATCAGTATCCATTGAGATTGAGAAGTCAACTACTTGTCCTAATATGTTGTTCACTTCGTTTTCAATTGCTGGAAGTGCTTTGGATATTAGTTCGTAAGGTACACCATCTTTCTTAACCGCATCTAAATAGAATGTATATAATTGGTTTTTACTTTCCAATTCTTTTACTTCTTCCATCTTAGCTATCATATTATCAATGTAGGTTTTTGTTGCACCTACTTCTGACATCAATTTCAACATAAGTTTATTTACATCTGATATTTGCTTCTCAACACCTTGCTTTAATCTACGAACATTTTGAATTTGAATATCTAATGCTTGATTCTTTGTGATAGTTTCTTCGTTATCGTTGTATCGTTGAATATCAGATTGTACAGTTTCATTTTGAGTTTGTAATAATTCAATTTTAGAATCTGCGGTTCTAATATCTCCTTCCAATCTCTCTTTAACTATAATCAATCTTTTATGTTCATCAGTCCATTCTTTCCATTTTCTGAATTGTTCTTCTATACCTTCCCAAGAATCCAAAGTTTGTTGAATACCTGTACATTGTATAGTTGCATTTTGAACAAACCTTTTTAATTCAGGCAATGCTTCTTTTGCTCTCATCGCATCTTTAACAAACTCATTATCACAACAAAATTTACAATTTGGGTCATATTCATGTTTATCCAAATGATTAATCTTTTCTTCTGCAGAAGTTAATTGTGATTTTACTGTTGAATAAACTTTTTCGGCTTCAATTAAATTCTTTTGTTCTCTTTGATAATTAGAATATGCAACTTGTATATCAATTCCGTTTATATTAACTTTACAATCAACCATTTCTTTCGCCTCTCTCACCAATTCTTTTGCTTCGGTAAGTTTTTGCGTTTTATCAAATTTAGTATCTCCCCAAGTAGTTAATTCACCATCAATCTTTTTAAGTTTACGATTTAGTTCATCAATATCTAAATTACCTTGAATTGGAATGATTTGTTGAGATATGGTTACAATTTGTTCCTCTAAATCACTCTTACGAGTTTCTAATTCTAACTTCTCAGCATCCAAACTATCATACTCCTCTCTCTTTGAATTCAAGTCGTTTTCTTTTTGGGCTAATTCCGAAGTGAAGTCGGTCTTTCTGAAATTTCTGATAAGTGCATTCACATCTTTGATATCGTTGGTAGCAGTTTCATACAGCTTATCAAATATATCCAAGCCCATAAACTGAGCCATCAAATCTTTCCTTTCGGATTGTGATTTATCAATGAATAGTGCGTTGTTAGCTTGTAAGGAAAGTGCAGTCATAATGAAATCCTCATATCTTCCCACATATGTTTCAATGATTTGATTGGTATCCCTACGTTCCGTTCCGTTAAGTGATTCTCTACCACTATCTCCCTCTCTCCAAAAGTCCACATCCACTTTTACGTTCTTTCCCTTATTAATAGTTCTTCCCTCTCTACGAATACCATAGATAACTCCATCAACGGAGAATTCTAATTGGCAATGGAAATCTGCTTTACGATTGTTCATAATAGCAGATGCCTTATATGCTCTACTACACTTATCAAATAAACAAAATGATATTGCATCAAATAGGGATGATTTACCTTGAGCATTTGGTGCGAATAATCCCATCAGTCCGTTTACCTTATCAAAGTTAATAACATTCCTCTCTCCGTATGAAAACATATTACTGAAATCAAACTTAATTGGTTTCCAGCTTATGTTTCTTTGTAGTTCTGATGGTTGTATTCTACTATTAATGTCACGATTAATTTTCTCTATCCCAGCTAAGTCCTCTTTCGTTACGAATGGCATCATACGTTCCACATACTCCCCTATTAAAGAGTTTTGATGGTTTATATCACTTACACTATCAACCTCCAACCTTGCTTCTCTATCGTTGGTTTTCTTCTTATTGAATGTATCCGTTCTAATGATTGTAAAATCCTCCACACCATACTTTGCCGTAATATCAGCCATCATTCTCTTTGTATCTGCGGTATCCGTATTAGTTATCCTCACTCTTAAACGAGGGTATAACGGCATATCAGTTACATCCGGCACAATACCACCATCAACATCCAAAGTATAGTATCCGTAATCGTTTTGGATATCAACTTCCTCATAGGTCATTGTATCTAAATCCCAAACTAAGAATCCGTGCTTATCAAGGGTTTCACCAAAGTTTTGTTGAACCAATGAACCGGCATATACCACCTTACAACCTGATGGTGATATCATTTCTTGTCTTTTATGGATATCTCCTAATAAGGCTAAATCATACCCATCAAATATATCAGTTGTGAAATGTCTACTACTAACCACATACCCTATATCGGTTGTGGAGTTATCAACAGGTCCGTGAAATAGTGCAATCTTTTTGTTTCCAAATAGAGTGTTTGCTTTAGGCCAATTATCTTTGTTATCAAATATACTGAATACTGCAAAATCAACATCTCCGATTCCGTAAACTTGCGTATCTTTTAAATAAGTTAAGTTTGGTAGTTTCAATGCATCAACGATTGGAGTAAGTACATCCATTCTATCCGAGTTGTTCATATTACAATCGTGATTACCAGCTATTACAATTGTAGGACATAGTTTGTTACATTCCGTAAACAACCAACTAATCTCACTAACCAATTCCGGACTCATTTCCAATTTAGCATGAGCAATATCACCAGCTAAGTAGATAATGGAATCTTCCGTTCCTCTTTTTTGTATTTCCTCAAACATTGAGTAAAATACTTGTCTAAACTCTTTGTGTCTTTTAATATTACGAATGTGTATATCCGCAATGTGATAAATTCTCTTTAACCTCATATATTATTTAGTTTGGATAGAACTAAGTCATCCCATCCAGTTTGTTTTGCTCCCTTTAGAAGTTCGTTTACTTTTTTAAATCCCATCTCACCAGCATCCATATCGGTTGGTATAATGTTACGAACTTTAATTCCGTTCTTTAAAAAGTAATCAGTATGTTTAGTTGAATCTGCAATAGCATCTGAATCCAATATAATTGTTACTTCCTTAACTCCTTTCTCTATAATCTTATTCTTTAATTTACTCAATAAAAACTTACCAAGCAAAGGAATACAATTTCTTTTAATTGAGAATGAATCAAATACACCCTCACACAAAGTAATAGGTTCGTTCCAATTGATTTGATTATCAAACACAATTACATCTCTATTAACCGGAGGATTCTTATACTTCATTCGTTCTTCTTTGTAATATGAACGAGCTACGAAGTAATTCAAGTCACCATTCTCATCATACGATGGAACAATAACTCTACCAAAGTATAATCCTTCGGAACAATACCCAATATTGTATTTAACGATATCAGCTTGTGTAATTCCTCTTTCTTTAAGGTAGTTAATTGCTTGATTATATTCAGGGTTGAATCCTTTTGGTTTGAAGTGTAATTGTTTGAATTCTGATGGTAATTGTAACTTAGCTACATACTCATCTTTCTCAACTAATGTATAATCATCCTCACCATAGATATCTTTCAATCTATTAAGGTCTCTTATATCTACATTGAGTTTGCGAAGGAGTGATTGGATACTTCTACCCTTAGAATCACATACCCAGCAGTGCCATCTTTGAGTATCTAAGTTTACTTGAAGTTTCTTCTTATGGTGATTACAAAATGGACAATGATGTGCTTGTTCATTTCCTTTTAAAGATGAACCTACACCCAATGCGGTGTCCAAAATGTTAATGACCGTTAGTTTATTCTTCCCAGATAGCATAATTGGTATATTCTATACAAATATACAACTTTTTTGGGAATTATCCAAATTAATGATTGGAATTCTTTACATCATAAAGGAAATCAGCTAAAAACTGCATTTTTGCTGCAATTGGAGCTTTTGGTTGGTTTGCTTCCAACATTCCTTTAAGGTCTACTAAAGATGCAGCTGCTATTTGTAGTGCATCATCTTTTGCGTTTAAATAAGCTTCGGAGATTCCGTACTTTTTTGCGATTTCAGGTATTGTCATAACTTTAATTTATAATATCCCTACGGAAGAACTTCCCCATAAGGTTTTCGTTTATTGCTTGTTCGTTGGCAAGGACATCGTAATGAAACTGCCATTTAATTTCGTAATATGATAAGGATTTCTTTGAGAAACAAAATTGAATGATTTCTCTTTCAAAATATTCAGCGTTTCCAGCTTTTACTTCAGATTTAATCCATTCATTTGATGAATAGTATTTTTCCCAATCAGATGCTTTCTTTACAACTCTCTTTCTAGTCTTTCCCTTAAGGGGTTTTAATCTACGGGTTTGAGATAGGGATTTCTTTCCTATATAAAATCTACCAGTTCTAGTATCAACTATCTTATAGACAAATCCAACCGCACCTTCGGGTGTGGTTTCTTCTGTAACAATATTTCCATTAAATTTCCAACTCATTGATTACTTATTTGTAATAGTAGAGGAATATGTTTTTGCAGGTCTATACCCTGGTGAGTTTTTACTACCGGCACCCAAATCGCCATAAACACGTCCTTTATTTAACTTAATATCTGTTAAAACTTTACTATCTGCATTTTTACTACCAGCAATACCAGTTCCTTCCGAATACGGAGTCTTATCATTCTCAGCTACTTTAGCTTTTGCCGATGCTGGTGGTGTTTTTTCTAATTTATCTCTTAGTGTTGCCATAATTTTGTATTATTTATTACAATTATAAATATAACCCTTTTTTAATTTAAGTATCAAATCTTACTATAAAGTTTACTGGATAGTCAGGAAGTGATTTTATTGGTACTGGTAATTTAGCTACGGCCACCATATTTAAAGCATCATCATATAATCCTATTGTGGTTATATATGGTGCTAAATAAGAACCAGTTCTATCAGTATTTGCAAAAATTGCGTAATCATCAAAACTTGCTTTTTTTGTTGTATCTAAGGAAGATGAATATGGAAAATTTTTATTTCTTACATATCTAGTTCCCCAATTCCAAATGGATGAACTAACAAATTTCTTTCCAGTTGGGTCCCATGGGTCATTGATTAATACTTGCGATTTATATCCTCCATCTTGATATACTGCGGATGGATTTTGTGAAAAATTAAATTCATTTTCTAAAACAGATACAAATATTTCGTTTTCATATATTGTTTTAGTAGAACGATAATCTAAAAAGAAATTAGTTAATGTTGTATTTTGAATAACATCTTTAGTAATTACTATAATTCCCAATTCGTAAAAAACATTTCCTTTTATATTAAAATTAGAATCTTCTAAATTAGAATATCCATCATCTCTATATGTAACACCAGTACTTTCATCTATTAATGTTAGCGTTCCTGGCTTTATACCTTCTCCATAATATTTTTGAGGTACTGCTAAAACAGCTATTGTAGCTTCAATGTTTCTTTCATCTTTAGATGTATATGATTTTCGTCTACCACCATCTAAAACAGATCCCGTTTCTGGATTTCTATAAAATTGAGATTTTATAGATGCATATAAACTTTTTTGAGAATATCCATTACTTTTAGGGTCATACGTGTCATCAAAATTTCCACTACTTCCACTAATAGCATATATTGGTAAGATATCATTTTCATCCAATCGCCACTCTTTGAATACTTTGATAGCCCTAGTTATTACATCAGATGCTGGTATGTCTTTAAACATTAATTTTCTATTTTATATAAATATTCACTTAACGAAAAACCCCCAAATGGGGGTTTATCTTTATTTTTTTAAATTATATTAGTATGATAATTTAACTTTAATTAATACTTCTTTATCAAACGATTTAACAACAGGTTGTGATGTTTTTGCAATTGCTATAACTTCATTTGAATCGTTATAAAGACCTATCGATGTAATATATGTTTGAGGGTCTGTGTTGAATGTTGTTTCAACGAAAGTTCCATCAGTTTTTGTATATGTTGGATTATTTGAATAGTTGAACTCTCTATTTGTTGCTCTTACAAAGAAATGTTGAGTTGAAATATTTTCAGTTCTCCTCATTTCAAAATCTTTACCAAGCTTAATTGCGTAATATAATCTCTTATGATAGTATTGTTCAGCTGCTGTTGATGTTGCATTATTTGGATATAGAATCGTTGATGTTGGATATGTACCACTACCAGCTCCACCAGGTGCTAAATGACCTACAGTTTGAAATGCTTCGTTCCAAACGTTACCAATTTTATTACCAATTGCTACCGGATTAAGAACGATAATACCTCTATCAGGATAAAATAAACCATACCCTTGTCCAGACACAGTATCGTATGTGGATATTGTAGTTGCTGCATTTTCAGTACCTAAATTTAATTCACCTTCTACTACTTGGAATACTCTTCCAGTTAATCCTTCAGTATCACTAAACTTCTTACCACTATTATCAATAAATTTAAATCTACCATTTGAACCAGAAAGTGCCAATGACCAGTTTCCTGCATCAATTTTTTCTCTGAATCTAGCTCTACTTAAATTAATTACATAAATATCATTAATATTTGCACTACTACCATCGCTTCTTGCTACGGTAAAGCTTGTATCGGTTGGGTCTAACAACATAGATTTATATTGAGCGTATGTTGCTTTTGATGATATCAATGAATTATCATTATCTCTTAATAACATAGAACCACTATTATCTCTATGTCCATATGCTACTGCAAATTGAACTTCAGCTTTATCGGCATATGCAAGTGTATCATAATCGTAAATATTATAATAGTATTGTGCACTTGTTGTTCCTACTTGTGCAGATGATGTGAATACATTTGTTAATGAACCAGAATCACCACTCCATAATCCAGTGGTTACAATTTCAGTTTTTTCATTAACTTTATCAAATTCACCAAATTGTTTATAGATACCTACATTAGTAACACCAACAGTAACACCAGCATATTGTGCAAGTAATTCCGTTGTTAATGTGTTATTATTGATTGCGGTTTGTATTGCTTGTGTTACCGCCGCATTGTTTATTAGTGCCATAGTTTTATATTATTAAGCTTTATAAGTTATTACAACCGGTACAGAAATAGAACCACCTGTTTCATTTCCATATACAGTTAAAGTTGTTGTTAAAGAGAACTTTAATGCTGGGTTTGGTGTAAATGTAAATGTTTTACCAGAAACTACAGTTGCAGTTGCCCCAACATTTTCACCTAAGAATACAGGAGCAGTACCAGTTACAGTACCTTCACCTACCAACGTACCTGCTCTTGCATCTGATAATATTGCGGTATATCCTGCAGTTGTATTATTAACTGGTGTTGTTGATGGTGAAATTGTCATAGGCCCCTCATTTTGAGTTTTAACAACAGCGTTTGTACCTAAAGTTACAGTAGGTATTGTAGTTGTACCTTTTGGAAGAGTTACTAGCTTATATCTCATAATCTGAGTCTCATCAGGAGTTGCTTCCGTTATAGGAATTGCTCTAATTGCAGAATCATATGAGTTCGTACCCTTTGGATGTGCTGGTTCATATAATGTATAATCAATTTCATCATCAGCTAAAGCAAATTTTGTAATATTAAGTGCTTGTCCAGATGATAGCTTTTGTCTACCTTTTTTAGTAAGAATTGCATCTACTATAATTTCGGTGTTGTCTAAATATCCCATTGTTTAATTGTTTTTATTCTATATTCTATAAATATAACTATTTTATATTTTCAAATTAATCAACCTCAAGAATTGGTTCACCACTACCTCTACCAGTCTTAGCCACTCTAAGAATAAGAGGATTAGTACCAAATACCTCAACAGCAGGTAATAAATCCGGCGTAGTCCAAACACCATTAATTAATTCTTGCTTAGAACCTTTCCAGAATGAACGTTGCATACCCTCTGATAAATTATTAACATATTTGTAGTGTGTTGGGAAATATCCATTTAGTGCGGTTACCTCTACAATTCCTCCTCCCAATGATATACTACTACTAAACGGAGTATTTGAAACTTTATATTTATATTTTGTAACAGGTACTTTTTCATAATACACTTGTTCACCAGGTATAGTCAAAGAACGAGTTGTTGGATATCCCCTTAATTGAGTTTTTACAAATTTTGTATATTGTTCTTTTACTAAGAATATACTAGCTCTACTTCCACTCTTCCAATCAGAAAATCCAAATGGTTCAGGTGTACCATATACTACTGCATTTCCGGCTTTTGCATATAATCCAAATCCTGCATTAGATAAAGAATCTTTATCCATACCAATTGCAATATGTTCAAATACATCAACTTCACCTTCTAACAAACCCTCAATCAAACAATTTACATTAGCAGAACCAGTATTTGGATATGTTGGAAATTCTGTGTTAAATACACTAATAGCACTATAGTCTATTACCGATTCATAATCATTTTTTTGAGCATCTAAATCCGAATACACAGTTCCATCAATGTTAGTATCATAAAAAGGTGTTTCGGAATCAAATTTGTAATCCTCCAACCCATCAATGTTCATATTTTGAACACTGTATTCAAATTCTGTTTTTTGATTTTTACTATAATCTATTAAAGATTCATAATCATTTTTTTCTGCAATTGGTCTAGTCCATTTAGTTTTACTTCTTTCTAAAAAGTGAGGTTCGATTAATAATCCT